GATGTTTGCGCTCGTCGTGATTGCGCCCGTGATGGTGTTCGCCGCGGTCTTTCGCAGATACCGTGCGTCGGCTCCGTACACGTTCAAGAGCGCGTCACCGTTTGCCGAGAGTGTCGCGTCGGTTGGCGAAACGTCGTCGTCATCCGTCACCAATCCCGACGTGTCAAAAAGCGACGGGTATCCGTTGTTATTCGGGCGGATCGTGAACTTGCGCGCGGTGTTGTTATAGTTGTTGAAATGGATGCCCTCGTATGCCGCGGTCTCGATCGACGTGTTGTTGTCGGTTGAGCCGTTGCGGAGTGTGATCGAGTCGAGGTTGCCCGATTGAAGCGTCTTGCTTGTCACCGTTTGCGATCCGGTCAAGCTCGCAAAGTTTGCCATGTGCGCGTCGGTCGTGCCGAACGTCCCGGTCGCCGAGGCCAACGCGGTCACAAGATCGTTTGCGATCACGATCCGCGTCGCCGCCGGTTCGACGGTGATCGGCATCCGCACGTTGTACGCGCTGACGACTGTCAAAGTTGAGAGCGTGAACGTCGCCCACGATCCCGTTTGTGAATAAGTCAACGCACCGTCGACTTGGGCTGTGAGTTTGATCGAGTCAGCGTCCACGCTCTGCAAAATAAGCGGGCCGGAATACGGGTTGGACGCGATATGGAGAAAGAGTTTATCTTTGGAAAGCGCGGCAGTTGCGGCAATTGCGATCTGCGTCGCCGGGGTTGTTACGCTCGTTTTCCATGTCCGTGTCACCCCGTTGATGACAAGCGTGTTGCCGTCGACCGGCACGCCCGACACGTCGATCTGCAAGACCTTTCGCGTTGCCGCGTCGCCGATGACGACCGACAAAAGCAAAAACAATATGCAGCAAATTTGTCTCATCTAAAAAGTCACGTTGTCGCTCTTAAATTCACCATCGTTCGTGCAATACAAAATGATGCCTTTCGTTCCGTCCGGTGAAACGAGCGTGATTGAATCGCCCGCCTCTCCAATCTTTGCGACGAAAGTAGCGGTCGCCTCCGCGGTTGTGGGGTAAGTCTCGGACGCTAAATCTACCGGCGTCGATGTCTTGAGGCCGTCCGCTTTGACGCTTACTTGACGCATCAACTCGGTCGAGTAAGTGCCCGAGCCGGTGCGCGCTTCGATCTCGAGTTGACAATCCGCGGACGTTCCCGATCCAAGTAGAGTCGTGACCGCCGTGGCGTTTAGTAAAAGCGTGCCTTCGTGTTCGTTGGTCGCGCTTTGAGTTAAATTTGAGTTTGTGTGAACCGTCTCCGATCCGCTTGTCGCGTGCGGAGTGGTCAAGCCGATCTTGACCGTGTAAGCGTCGCCGACTATCGAGTACGGGTCGGAGATGCCGCCCCCGGCTTTTGGTTCCAGCAACGTGACCGAGATCGGCACGACGTCACCTTGGAAGAATGTGGGAAGCGTGACCTCTTGCGTCGACGTTGAAGACTTGACGAGCTTGTTCCGCTCGGTGTCAACAAATAGCTTTAGCAACGCTGCCATTTTTTAAGAATGGGACGCGCGCCGGGCAACCAATAAACCCTGCACGCGCCCCCGATAACCCAAGCGGATTAAGCTGTCGTGGCGTCTTTGATGACGGACATCGCTGCGCCGTGGCGCAAGTTGACATCAACGTCGACAAGTGCGCTCACGCGAACCGTCCCGGCGTTGCCACCCGTGTACGGATCGACAAGCACATCGATCCCCGCGCCAAAGTAGCCGATCAAGACTTGGCTGAAATCACCAAAGATGACTCCAGAACAAACGCTCGAGCTTCCCTTGGTGAGAGTCGACGGCACGATGTTCGCCACGGTCGTCGGGTATCCGAGGATCGTGTTGAAACGCCAATCGAAAAGCATCAAACCGGAGTTCGTTGCAATCTCAACTTGGCGCAGTTTCTTCCGCACTTTCGCGTTGGTGAGGAACTGCATCGTTCCCATCGCGGCGTTTGCGTTCTCCGGCCCTGCCTCGACGTCGCAAAGTTTTGCGTATGTCGGTGCGGCTCCGTTCGTACCCATCGCGATCGTCGTCACGTCGGAATGCTGCAAGATGCCTGTCGGCTCATTGCTTCCGCCGCCGTTCACCGCTGCCGAATCTATGGCAACCGCAAGCGCGTTGGTGATGTCGTTGCGAATCAAGCTCTCAACGTCCGCCGATGACTGAACGAGCAAACGCCGACCGATGTCGGTGTATGCCGCGCAAGTTTTCGGTGACAACTGAACTTGACCGATGGCTTGAGTCGTCTCGCTCGGTGCTGCATTTTCAGCAACCCACGAACCCGCCGCGCCGGTCGTGACTTTCGGCACGCTGACGTTGGACGAGAGACCACTCAACACGGTTGCGCCGAGTTGACCCAATACCATCCGAGCGCGTAACGCCTCAATGACCGGGACTTGAACAATCTCGTCAACGAGTTTCGCGCCGTTAGACGCTGCGCCCGCGGTAAGATCACGCTGACCGACGAACTTGTTACTCACGTCATTCGGCAAAAAGAATCCCCTCGGAGATTTGCCGGTGCGCTTGGCGACCGCGTTGCTCGCTTCCATCTCAAGACCGGCGTCGCTTGGACGACCGGAGGCGATGGCTTCGATTGCACGCTTGAGCGAATACTGCCCAACCTCTTTGTCGGATAAACCGATTTCCTCACGCACGTCGGACGGAACGGCGACGGGTTCGTTGGCTCTCTGCTCTAGCAGATAGTCTTTGAACTGGTCGGCGGACTTGCCTTCAGCGATGAATGCTAAAGCCTCGTCTGAGGCTTTGAACTGACGACCGATGGCGGCGATATTCTCGGCGCGCTTATCAGCTTTGACCTCAACGGTCGGCTCTGTTTTTTGTTCTGACATTATATTTTCTGATCTTTCTGCCTCGGGTTTTTCCGCGGCGGGTTGTGGCTCCGGTTCCGTTTGTGGCTCCGGCTCCGTTTCGGGTTCATCTTCACCGCGAGCGACTCCGACAGACATATCCGCCGGTATGCTTACAATAGAGACTTCGAGTGGAGACCAATTTTTTGCGCGGTAAACTTCCGGTTCACCGTCGTCAACGGAGTCTTGGACAAACTCGTCAACCCGATACCCGACAGATGTCATCCGTCGAATCCCGTCCAAAGTGTCTTGAAATATCTCTTGCCCGAGTGCCGATCTACTGAATCGCACCGTCGCACGTCCCACTCGGTCGGGATCGATGCGGGCATTTTCTATGACCCCAATCTGCTGGGTACGGTCGTGTTCGAGAAGCAAAGGCGATCCAGAGTTGAGCCTCTCGAGGTTGACGCTCTTGGGATCGTGATCGAGTACCTCGCGCCCAAATGAACGCTCGACGGGTTCCTCGGATGAGAACGCAAGCTCGACGGTTCGCTCGTCTTCGTTGATTGCGCCCCGGTCTAGTTCGACCGATCGTTGTTGGACTTTGCTGGTCGGCAGCTTATTCGTCGCCATTTTGTTTTGATCCATTGGTAGCGGTTTGCTTTGGTTTGAAAGTCTTGATCGCCGACATCATCTTGGCGACGGTCGCCTCATCGAGACCGAGCGAGATCAGCAACTCGATCCCGGCGGCGGCGGGCATCAAGCCGGTCACGATCTGTTCGATGACTGACAAAGCGGCTTGGATTTGCGCCCCATTCAGCCCGGCATCGGCGGCGACTGCCAAGTTCCCCGGTGCTTCGTCGGTTGCTGGCTTGGTCGCCTTTGATGGCTTGGATTGCTTGCCGCTTGGTTGATCTTTCTCGTCGTCGTCTTCCGGCTCGTCGGTCGCCTCAATTATTGGCGCGTCGCCCAACGCAATGCCCGCGGCCTCGATCAGACTTTGATCCTCGGCGAGTTCATCGATGACATCCTCGAAGTCGCCGCCCATCTCGGAGACCACTTGCCGCCGGGACTTGAGACCGGCCTCGATGCTGGTGATGTTGGCTTGAACGTCTTTGAGCGGGTCGACCCATTGCCAGCGTCGTCCGCGGAACTCTGCCGCGTTGAACTTGTCCATCTTCTCGGCGGGCAGATTCAGCGCGTCCGTCAAGAGTGCTTGCTCGAGCCACGCAAAGAAGACCGGGCGACAGAGATGGTCGATGATAAAACTTTGGTGGGTCTTGTATTCTTCGCGCTCGTCCAAGAGACCGGCGCGAATCGATGAGTAGTTGACGCCCTCGAGATCGTTGGCGAGCGTGTTGTAAGAGACGCCAAGACCGGAAGCGACGCCGCGCAAGACCGCTTTGTTGAAGTCACCGAATGCGCTGTTTGGATGTTGAAAGTCGACCGCTTTAAAATCCATCCCCATCGGGAGCCTCTCAAAAGATCCCGGCTCGGCTTCGTAAACTAGATTGCCGTCACCGTCATCGCTCGCGACATAACCGTCGGGACTTGTCTCCGTATAAAATCCCATCTTGCTCGCGCTGACTCGTGCCGCAACTAGCTCGGCTTCTCTGTACCCTTCGAGCATTCGCAAGCCCGAGATCGCGCTCGTTAGCCAAGGCACGCCTTGAGTCTGGCCGGGTCGATCTTTGACGAACAAGTGCAAGACCTCACTCGCCGGGATGCGCTCGCGCTTGTTCGCCGAGTAGCCCAAGACGTGAGTGTCGCCGGGATGCCGTTGCAGAATGTGATACGCAACCGGCTTGCCAAACTTGTCCGTCTCGACGCCAAAGCGAACTTGCCCGTCGGCGGTCTTGTCATTGAAATCGTGGTCGAGATGATCCGCCTCGATGATCTGCAAAGCGAGCGAGTACGGGTTCGAGTAACCTCGGACGAAGCGAATCAAGACCGATCCGTCGCGAGCCATCGAGCGGAGTGCCAGACGTTGCACGTCAATCCACGTCGTGCATCCGTCGACGCAGCAATTGTACTTGCTGCCCCAATCGGCAAACGCGCTCTCGATCTTTTTGTTGGCTTGCTGGTCGAGGTTGCCTGAGAAGTCGCGGGACTTCATTTGCAACCCGATCCCGGTCGAGCCGAGTACGTTGTTCTCGAGTGCCTTGAAATAGCGGCGAGCGTAGTCGTTGTTTCGCTCGAGTTCGCGGGCGCGCGCTCGGAGTGTCTTCAGGTCGCCTTTGATCTCGGCGTCGCCGCTTGAGATGACCGTCGCCCAATCGTTTGTCAGTCGGTTGATCTTTGCCGCGGCATAATTACGCTTTGCAATCTTGGGCTGAAAGCCGAAACGGTCGGCGAGCCGAGAGAGAAATTTGTTCATTGAAATCTCGTGAGGATGAGACGACCGGAGGCGCGACCGACCTTGAGTCGCTCGACTGCTTTCTCGCGCTCGACCTCGACCCGGTAACGTGAGCGCATCACCAAGAGTTGCTCGTGCGGGTAGCTCGAAAGCGAGTTGCCCTCGACGCTGAAGCTCAACACCTCTTTGGTCGCGCGGGATTCGAGAACTGCCTCGATCGAGTCGAGAACTTTCTCGGCGTGCGTCCGCGGATCGTAACTTGACGCCGCGGTCGCCGGGTTTGTCTCGATCTCGAGAACTCCGTTGAAGACCTCGAAACGCTCGGCGGACTTGGTGACGTAGCCGCGAAAGTCCCAAGTGCCGGGCGTGTATGCGGCAGTCGTCGCCGCGGCAACCGTCACGAGATGATCGTCAACGTCCGCGCTCGATGTGACCGTGATCGCGCTCGAGCCGGACTTTCGGAGATAGTAAGTGAGCGACCAAGAGTCGCCTGCCAGATAGTCCGACAAGCTCCGTTTCCATTTCCAAGTGTCACCGGCTACAAGACTCTCCGGTTCTTTCGTCGGTGTTTCCGCCGCCATTTACTTTTGGTGCAATGGTAGCGGGAAACCTCATCGCCAAGATTGGGCAAATCCGCCGCCTTGACGTCTCGGTCGATTCTTGACGGGTTGTTTCTTGGGCTTCGCTGGCTTGAGAAGATAGTCGCGCGAGTCCGGTTTTGGTTTCGTTGCGGTCTGCTTGTCAACGCTGCCCCGCTCGCGATTGAGGTTGAGCCGCATCGATTCAAGTGCGGCGATGTTGTATGCCCATAAATCGATCGCCTCATTTCGCTCGGCGACTTTCTTCCACTCAAAGACGGGGAAGCCTCGGACGTACTTGGTGCGCTTTTCTTCCGCTCGAAACTGCGCGAAATAAGCCTCGTCGAATCCGCGACCCTCGGGGAAGTGAACGTATCTTGGCCCGACGTCGGTCTGCTTGAGCCGACCAAAGAGAATGTCTTTCGCCACGTTGCCGCCGATGCCGATGATGCCGACGCCGTGACCTTTGACCCGGCGCGGAGGTTTCCACAATGGCGCGCTCTGATCGCTCGAGCCTTTGATCGCGAACACTCCCCGCGATTGGCGATCTCGGACGAACCGATAAACAACTTGCTCGAGAAAACCGGAATCGATAAACGCGCGCTTGATCTTGAGGATCGCGCCGCTCTCGTGATCGAACGATTTCAGCAACACCTCGTCGAGTGCGTCC